GTCATTCATCGGCAGGTTCGATTCCTGCCACTGCACTCGATAACAAAAGTTAGGGGAATTATGAAGTTGCTGTTGAGTTGCGTGAGATGCAATGCGGATATTGTTTGCGAAAATCTGCGCAAACTTTACAGTCACGACTTTGGTGAGGTCACTTGTCGCATCTGTCAAACTGTGCAAACTTGGGAAATACAAATAACCGCAACGAATAAGAAAATCTAGGAGTCAAATGTGTCGCCATATCTTCCAAATCATTGGAGTTGCAATATGCCCTGACTGTGGCCGTGACACCCACGAAACAGATTGGCAAGAGCAGTTAAGGCTTCACAGGCAATGGATTGCAGATGGGAAGGCAGATTGGAACATCTGTCCACAGGGAGGAACGATTAGGGGATGGTGGTCGATATAATGACTCAAGAGCTTTGCGATGATGGTGTAATGGCAACACAGACGGCGTTCCAGTCGTCAGATAGCGGTTCAATTCCGACTTCATCGCTCCAAAATTTCACTTGTTCAGAAATTTCTTATGATCACGCCTACGAGGTAGTTTCAGCTTTTCACTATTTGGGCAAGAAAAGGTTTTTAGGTCAACACGCCTTCGGCCTAATTGATGGCATTCAAGTGATTGGCGCGGTTGTATATTCACCGCTTTCAGTTCCAAACTCTGCCACATCCTGCTTTGGATTACCGCGAGGCAATTATCCTGAGTTTGTAGAAATGAGTCGTCTTGTTCTAAGTCCTGACCTAAATGGTGGCAATGCAGGTTCCTATCTTGTGGGCTATTCATTGCGACAGTTAAAGAAGAAAGGCATCAAAGCTGTCATCTCTTATGCCGATGCAAGTCGTCACTTCGGCGCAATTTATCAAGCCTGCAACTTTACTTATCATGGGCTAACCCCTCAGAAGAATGACTTTTACTATGATGGCGGAACTAAGAAACTTTCAAGAGGTAAGGCATCAGATAAAATTGGATTTTGGACTCCAAGACCTCGAAAACATCGCTATCTTTACATTTTTGACAAGAATTTGAAAACAATTTGGCCGCAAGAGCCATTTCCAAAAGCAAATGTTGATGCTATTGAAAAGAAGGCAAGCAGATGACAGAAAAAAAAGAAGGTCAAGGGCGTGTTGCCAAAATCAAGAATCGGAATCGTGTAGTGTCTGACTCGTGGCAAGGAAGTTTAGATTTTGCTCCCAATGTGGAGCCAAGAGAGTCAGACTTATGGGTGGACTCTGCCTCGAATGTCACTTTGAAAAAGATGAGAGAAACATACAAAGTTCAAGAGATTCAAAAACAGGAAACTCATCATTATCTTCTGACGATTCACTACGCTAAAAGAATTCCACCAATCTCTTTTTCTTTTGGTCTTTTCAAAAACGATAATTTAGTCGGAGTTTGCACTTATGGAATGCCCGCGAGTCCTTCCTTATGTAAAGGAGTTGCGGGTGATGAATGGAAAGATAAAGTTCTTGAGTTGAATCGATTAGCTCTTCGACACAATTTGAAAAATGAAGCATCAATGTTGATTGGGCGCTCTTTGCAACTTTTACCTAAACCTCGAATCATCGTATCTTATGCAGACACAGATCAAAAACATATTGGAGTCATCTATCAAGCCACCAATTGGATTTATACAGGAGCGACAAAAGCTAGAAATGAAATAACTATCGAGGGCCTTGAAAACCTACACTCAAAAGCGATTGCAAATATGGGTCGTTGGGATGAGTTAGAAAAAATTTATGGTAATCGGCTAACTCATAGAGCAAGAAGTGTTAAACATCGTTATCTTTTCATTCTTGGCAATAAAAAAGAAGTTAAGTTGATTAGGCAATCGTTGCTTTATCCTAAACAGCCTTATCCTAAATTGCAGGTAAAAAAAGAACAATGAAAACATTGAATTACACTGTCAAGTTTGTCAAGACTTCGGGTGTGTCGCCGTTGGCAACTACACAATTTTATCAATTTCAAAAAGTGTCAAAAGTAGAATTGAGTCACTGCCACAAAATCTGTGGGAGTGAAAGGGAAAAGATAATGTTAAAAGACTATCCAAAAAACTATGTGAAGAGCGAAAGCGGTTGCAAGGTTGGTTGGCTGACTTACAAAAACCAAGAAGATGCTAGTGAGTGTTCCAAAATAGCTTTTGACAATGCAATGTATTTGATGACTAAAGGGTATGAATTTGGTTATTCAAGTCCTGGCGCAATAACTGAAACGGATCAAGGTTTTAGAGTCACAATTCCATAAACTATGACGGGGGAAAGATGAAAACAGACATACTCTTAACAGCCTTAGAGTTTGCTAATCAAGGCATTTCAGTTGTGCCGGTGGCAACCGATGGCACCAAGCGCCCTGGCATTGCCTCTTGGAAGCAATATCAAGAAACTAGGCCGACAACGGCAGAGTTGATGACTTGGTTTGCTGATGCCCAAGGCGTTGGTGTTATCTGTGGCAAAGTTTCAGGCAACCTTGAGATGTTAGAACTTGAAGGCAGAGCTGTCGCCGACAAGATGCACCTTGATTTGAAAGAGATGGCAGGCAACGCTGGCCTTGGCGAAGTATGGGATCGCATCAACAATGGTTATGTTGAGATGACTCCATCAGGCGGGATTCATTGGCTCTATCGCATTGACGGGGAAGTTCCTGGCAACACCAAACTTGCAAGAAAGCCAGGCGATGAGGACAAAGTCGAGGTCTTAGCCGAAACAAGAGGCGAGGGAGGCTTTGTCATTGTCGCGCCGACCAATGGCACCTGCCATCCGTCAGGCGGAGCGTGGACAATGTTGGTCGGCTCGGCCAAGTCTATCCCGACCCTGACAGTCGCCGAGCGCCAAGGACTACATCAACTCTTTGCCACATTTGACTGCGTTCCAAAGGTTGAGTTCGTCACCGAAGAACTTGCGCCAAAAGGTGTCAATTTAACACCAGGCGATGATTACAACGCCAAAGTCACTTGGGAGCAGGTCTTAGAGCCTCTAGGTTGGAAGAAGGTTTATACCAACAAGGCAGGTGTGACGAGTTGGAGGCGACCAGGCAAATCTGAAGGTATCAGCGCCACAACAAATCACGCAGGCAATGACAAGTTCTTCTGCTTTAGCAGCTCAACACAGTTTGAACCTGAACGCTCTTATTCGAAGTTTGCCATCTTCACACTTGTTGAGCATCAAGGAGATTTCACCGCCTCTGCCCGCGCCCTGCGAAGTCAGGGCTATGGCGAGGCTCGGAAAGAGTTAACAAGCCTAGAAGTTCACTCACCTTCACTTGTTCAACTACACGATGAGGAAGGCAACATCAAGGAGTCCTCTTGGATTCCAAAAGAGATTGGCGAGTCTGAGTTAGAAGAAGAAGAGCCGCCTTCAATGCTTAGACGAGAGGATGGCAACTGTCTGCTTTATGCAGGCAAGATAAATGCCATCTTTGGCGAGTCTGAATCAGGCAAGACTTGGATTGCACTTGAAGCCATAAGACAAGAGCTTGAGAAGAACAACATCGTGTTTTATTTAGACTTTGAAGATTCAGCTCGCTCTATCCTAAATCGCCTAAAAACCTTGAGGGTCAAGCAAGATAAGTTCAAAATGTTTAGATATGCCAATCCTGATGAGCCATTGGGAGAAGGTATTGGCGAGATTATGAGAACTCAGATTATGGCTTATCTGCCCACTCTCATTGTCGTTGATGGGGTTAATGCGGCTATGAACTTACTTGGCTTAGATTTAGAGAAGAATAAAGATGCTACTCACTTCTCACAGAAGGTCTTAAAGCCCCTTCGAATAGGTGGCGCAGGCATCCTGACAATTGACCATGTCACAAAGAGCAAAGACAACCGAGGCAATTACGCTATCGGCGCTCAAGCAAAGAGAGCTGACATCGATGGCGCGGCCTTTGCCGTGTCTGTGGCCTTGCCATTTGGCAGGGGCATTGACGGGGCCTTGGATATAACTTGCACAAAGGATCGCCCTGGCTTTGTCCGTGCCATCTGCCCTGATGCCAAGACTGTCGGCGTTGCCAACCTCAAGAGCCTTCCCGATGGTGGGATTGCGGTGTCAATCTCAGGAGGGGCAGTTGCCATCTCCAATGCCGACCAAAGGATGGAGCAGGTTTCTAAGTTTCTTGAAACCCACGGATACGAGATGAACTTCAACGATATTAAGAAAAGACTTCGGGATGAGGGTATTGGGATGGGCAGCGATATGGTCAGACTTGCCCTTGACACATTGGTTGCAAGGGGCGCTGTGGCCGTCAGACAACTTGGTCAGAAGAATTTATATGCCCATAAGAACACATTTATTGCCAACGATGTTCAAGTTTGGAGTCCTGATGCAACTGAACCTAACTGAACCTGACCGAACCTGTAAAAAGCCACAAAGAACCGACAAAACCGAACCTCTGACCCCCCTCTTTAGAGGGGGTCAGGTTCGGTTCGGTTCAGTCCGAAAACAGGCTCAGTTATGAACCAAGATTTCAAACCCATCAATTGCAGAAGGTGCGGAGGCTTGGTTTGGCAAGGTATCTCTTGGGCAGGATTTGCCCGCCGACTTGATACCCCTGTTCTCACCATTGAGGAAGAGATAATCAAACGGATCAATAAGCTGATGACCTTTGAGTGTCACAAGACCAAGGTGTCCTTTGAGGCGGTTGAGAGAAGTGCCAACCGAATCAAGTGGGGCAAGTCCAAGTTCTCGGTTATCTTGGCAGAGCATCACTGCTCATCATTGAAACTCTTTGAAGTCACACCGCCCGACTATTGGGCAAAGTTATCCACAGGCAAGGCGATGAGTCAGGAGTGTGTGTTTTGAGGGAATGTCTAATCTGCAAGAAGAGTGTCGAGGGCGAGTGTCGAAGTTGTTTCGGTCGCCTTCGCTCTGTCTTGAAGGAGTTGCCTAACTTACAGTTCGAGGCAGGCTTTTACCTTGAGCCATCTCGCACCGGCAGTGGCGTTGTCAGCGCCGAACGCTCTATCGGTATCAATGTCAATGCCTTGGACTTTTCAATGGCAACTGACCTTCTTGCCATCCTTCACGGATGGGAGGCGATTATCAGGCGCGATAGGCAGTTGACACCGCCTGCGCTGGTCAAGCGTGAGCCGACCACAGACCTTGAGGTAGATGCCACCTGTGAGTTTCACATTGCCCACCTTTCTTGGACATTGTTGCAACCCTGGGCGTTAGACTTTGCAGGGGAAGTTTGGCAGCTACACGCTAGGGGTCGTGCGGCTGCCAAGAAGTTCAAAGAGCAGGCAAGAAGGATTCCTTGTCCAACTGATGACTGCAATCGTTTTGTTGTTATCGATGTTGAACAGTTGTCACAAGATGTCAGTTGCTTTGGATGTAAACAAAGTTGGTCGGTCTTGAGATTGGTGGCACTAGCAATGAGCAATCCAAATCGCAGATTCTTTCTCGATGTAGAAGCCATTTCTGCTTGGCTACAAATGACAGAGCGAGAGGTTTATCGATTAGTAAAAAAGTTTAGTATTGAGAAAAGAGGGTCAACCTATGACCTTCAAGCACTTATGAAAGTGAGAGCAGAAAATGCCTAGAATGTTGTCAAGGTTCTCTGCTACACTATCGTTATCAGAGTTCCCTATCTCGGAACAATCCATCAACGAAATCGATGAAGCTCTTGGTCACGCTACCAAGGCAAGAAACCTTCCTCATTACACAAAACGCCAACGCGACATTGTTGACGAGTTTATAGACGACCTTCTTGATTTGAGATTGGAAGTCAAATGTTGAGCATAACAATCAGCATTGGCGATGTTGAAACAGAGATGACAACAGATCAAAACCTTTCTTTTGATGCTATTGATTCATTACTAAGCAGAGCAGTCCAAGCGACTCTCCAATCTTATCTCTCTCTTCCAGCCGAGGATCGTCTTGCCGGCTTTGGAACGGATGATGATGACGAGGAATTGGAATGACAGGCGCATCTGTCGCAAGTGTCA